ATGGGTAAGAAGTATAAGAGAATTAGATACCCTGCTGTTTCAGTTGATGATGAAGAACATAGAAAAGAGGGGGAAGCCCTATGGATAGACAAATATGATATTGATAGGTTAGATGATATTAAGAATGTAGTTGGTCCATACGATTGGCACGCCTTGTATCAACAAAATCCGATAGCTACAGAACTACAAGAGTTTAAAAGAGAGTGGTTTCGGTACTATGATGATAAGGATTTAGAGGGAAAAGACCTCTATTACTACGGATTAGTAGATTTAGCCATAGGAAAGACAGAAACTGCCGATGATACTGCCAATATCTTGATAGCTAAAGAGAAGAATAGACCTGAAATCTATATAATAGATATTTATTCAGGACATTTAGACCCTGGAGAGACTATTGATTACTGGTTTGCAATGAATGCCAAGTATGGTTCTAAATTCGTAAAGGTAGGTATAGAATCAGTAGCTTATCAGAAAGCCTTATCCTATTTCATAATACAAGAACAAAAAAAGAAAGGAATTTACTTTGATGTAGTAGAACTTAAAGCCAGTTCAAAGAAAGAACTAAGAATTAGAGGGTTAATCCCTATGTACAGGGCTGGAGTTATACATCATAGACCCACTTATAATAAATTAGAAGACCAATTACTTACCTTTCCTGGGTGCATCCACGATGACCAAATAGATGCCCTAGCATATCTGCCACAGATTTTAGATAAGGAAGGAAGAAGAGGTCATAAAGTATATAAACGTAAACAATTTTAATTATGTTAGTAGTAAATCCAATATTTGAGGGCAAGGACATCAAAGATGAAACCAGCTCTTATAATCCAAATCAAAAAACAAGGGATACACTTGCAATGATTAGACGTTATTGTGAGGTTGGTGAAGAAATAATGACTAAACCCTATGAAGAATTTGGTAGAGTTAATGCTCAAAGTGGTTTACTAGATATGGTTGGTAGACAAGATGCCAATAATAGGAAGTTTAATAACTATATAGCACCTGCTTCTACTGACCCAGACCTTAGTTGGCACGCAGATACTATCAGACCTCTTACAAGGAACAAGGTTATCTCAATCGTAGCTCACGTTACAGCTAATGTTCTTTTCCCAAATATCGTTGCTCAAAATGATAATGATGAAGAAGACGAAGAAATGGCTGTTGTTATGAGAGATGCTGTTGAATGGGCTTGTGAACAATCTAAGTATGAGGACACCTTTATTGAAGCTGTCCAAGATATGTGTGTTAATCCTGCTATTATTTTATATCAGGATTTTGCTGATGTTAAACGTAAAATTAAAACAAGTAAAAAGAAAGATGGTTCTTGGAATTATAAAAAAATTGTAGATGAAATCTATTCTGGTTTTATTTCTGCAATCGTTCCTAATGAAGAACTTTATATTTCAAATATCTATGAACCTAATATTCAAAAACAAACTTTCCTTATTAGAAGACAAATAATTGAATACGATATTGCAAAACAAAAATACGGAGACCACAAAGATTTTAAATATATTGAAGCTGGTCTACGAGTATTTTATATGGATAGTACAAATACTTTCTATAGACAATATGACAATAGCCAACAAGATAGATTAGTTGAAAAACTTACTATTTATATAAAAGGGCTAGACTTAGAACTTGTAGTAATAAATGGTGTAATGGTATCAGACCCAGAAGATGCTATGAGACGTGATGATAAGAACTATCCTTTTGCTAAATCAGGATATGAAACTTATAACTCTAGGTTCTTCTATTATATGGCTCTTGTTCAAAAGATTGAACCAGACCAAAATGTAATCAACACACTTTATAATTATGTAATAGATGGTGCTTACTTAAACCTAGCTCCACCTATAAATGTTTATGGTGTTGAAGATGTAGATGGTTCTAACTTTGCTCCTCGCGAAATAAATGTATTTGATGACCCTGATACAAAAGTAGAATCAATGAAGATGGGTAGTGATGTTGGTACAGGACTTGTAGCCTTGAACAAAGTTGAATCAAGTGCTAGTGAAAGTTCTCAAGACCCTCGTGGTGCAGGGCTACAAACTCCAGGTGAACAAACTAAATATGAAGTACAAAGACTTGAAAGCAATGCTCAAACTATCCTTGGTAGAACAGGTAAGATGGTTGCTGGTCTTGTAAGAGATTATGGAAACCTTGTAGTTGGTTCAATCGTTCAAAATATGCCAGTAGCTGAAGTTGGAGAAACAACTGACGGAGAAGTAAGACTTACTTTCCCTAGACTGTTCTTAGAAAATAGAGAAGTAAATGGTAAGCAAAAAAGTAGAAAGATAGAATTTACTACTGATATGCCTACATCTGATACTCAAGAAGGGTTGGATGAAAAAGTTAGAGAAGAAAGTTTCAAAAACAAAGCACTAGAACAAAAACTTGGTATGTCTATAATGAAAGTTAGACCTGAATCATTTAGAAGAATGAAATACCTAGTAAAAGTTAGCCCTGAATTTATTAGCAATAGTTCTATGTTTGCTAGAAGAATGGCTTTATACGACAGAGGAATTAGTAACCCAATCATTAACCAAGAAACTCTAGTAAAAGAAACTATGCTTAAAGAGTTAGTACCTGGTAAAGAAGATAAATTCATTAATAAAAAACAAGAACCTGTCACACAGGAACTTAATAAATCAAAACAGCCATCTGTCACAGATACAGAGGCTAGTATAACTTAAAAAATATGTCATATATGGAAAAATGGGGAGAATTATCTCTCGCAAAAAAGGAACAACTGATTTCTAAGTATGGAGTGACTGCTGTTGGAAATCCACCAGAGCCACTTAGTGCTAAAGAATACTTTAAAATTCCTGAAGAAGAATTTGGACCTGCAAAAGAGAAGAAAGTTAAGAAGGTGTCTAAACCTAAAAAGGTTAAAGAAGTAGCTAAGAAGCCCAAATCTAAAGAAATAAAGGTATCTAAAACTACTAAGAGGATTAAGAAAGTCTTAAAAAGGAAGAAGAAATAATTATTAACCAAAGGGATATGTTTGAACATAAATTACTAGACCAAATGAACGAGGTAGAGCAACAAGGTTTTAAATCTGATGCTCAAGCTATTATAGGGTTTGAATACTTTAAATGGTTAATGGAAGACCTTGAATTATTTGCTGAAAGGAAAATGTATACTGGTAATCCTGATGATATTAAATGGGGTAAAGGTGCATTAGATATTATTGATAAGATGCACGGAGATATTAAAAAGATGTCTATAAGTAAATTACCTATACGAGATAATAAGATTAAAAAATTAATGAGAAAATTCCTATAGTGCAGAAATGTGCTTATGAAATAGGTTTGCTATCCCTTTCCTACTTTATAAGTACAACTCTGCTCTAATAGGTAGAAAATTAATTAATGGTCTGCCAATGACCTTAAATGCGAAATATATGGTTGAAGAAACCAAACAGGAGTCTAAGAAGGAAGAAGAAACTTCCACTCAGAAAAGCTCCGCTGAGGAAAAAAACTCTGATAATTCAAAGGTCGAGGAAGACGACTCTAAAAAACCAGAGGTATCTGAGGAGAAACCTAAAGAAAAATCAGGTGTTGATTACGAAGAGCAATTACGGATTGCTCAGGAGAGTTTAAGCAAAGCCGAAAAGAAAATCGTCAAAATGAAGAAAGACAAAAAAGACGATGACTTTGAGGAAGAAGAGGAAGAAGAAGATGACCGCTTTTCTCAATTAGAGAATAAGTTGGATACAGTTCTAACTACTCTTACTAAAGGTTCTTCTAAAGATGTAATCGATAAATATGCTTCAAGTGAAGCAGAAAGCAAGTTAATACAGTTTCATTTAGATAACTCTATTAAACTTTCAGGTGATTTAGAAGCCGATGTGCGTCGAGCTAAGGCTATCGCCAATGAAAGTAGACTTATCGAAACTAACAAAGAACTTGCAAACGCCGTACAACAAAAATCAAATGTAAGCACAGGAGAAAGTTCTAGCCATAAAACAGAAAAACAAAAAACTGTTTCAGGGTTATCAGAACGTGATATTAATCACTTAAAATCTCGTGGCTTATGGGAGAAATATGTTGAAGAACACGGTGAATAATTAACTTTAATTGAAAAATTATGTCTAAAGGTGATATAGAAATTATAGAACCAAAAGTCCTTTCAACTAAGCAATTTCAAGTAGCTGCTGGTGCTGATGGCACTATCAAAGCTGGAGAACCTGTAGTTTGTACTCCTGGTACTGCTACTGTAGCTTTAGCTGCTGATGCAACTCCAAGTGTTGGTACTGATTATTTAATCGGTATTGCTACTACAAATTCTACTGATACAACAGCAGCCGCTGGTGTGGTAGATGTTTATGTATTGCAAGGTGGAGAAATTATATCAATGAAAGCAAAAGTTGCAGCTAATGCTGATACTGCTGCTGAAATCTTAGCAATCGAAAATGATTTCTTATTGATGGACTTAACAAGTGAAGTGTGGACTGTAGATGTTTCTGCTGGACACGCAATCGCAAGTGGTTTAAGAGCCACAGGACAAGGTGAACCAGAAAATAGTCGTGTATATCTGGCTGTACGTAGTGCTGCAACTTTGACAGGTAGTGACATTGCCGCTTAAATATAAATAAAATTTTATGTCTTTAAATAGTGGATTAAATCCAAACGTGGTTCTGTAAAATTGGCCACCTTAGCTAGAAATAGCTATGATAAATTCTCTCTGATTTACGGGAACACCCAGAACGGGCAATCCGAGGCAAGCTAACTAGAAATAGTTATTGCAGCCGCAGAGACTAAGTGAGAGACCCTTAACAGATAATGCTGAAGGAGAAGCGATAGTCCGACCTCTATGGGAACATAGAGAACTAGGCAGAAATGTCCTAGTCGTAAGCTCATTACAATTTGACTAAAACACGACATTGGGGTATAATCATACTATGTATAAACATAGTGAAAAAATTAAACAAAAATTGAGTTTAATAAAAATGAACAACCCTGATGCTGTTAATCACATACAGGAATTTTGTGAATTATATGAAAGTGGCTTAACTTCTTATGAGATAGCTGATAGATTTAACGTTAGCAGAAGTTATATAACAAACAAAATAAAGCAAAGTGGTATTAAACTCCGTAAAGGCGGTAATAAAAAAGGATATGTTCCTTGGAATAAAGGTAAACCTTATTATGCGATAAGAGGAGAAAAAAATCCAAGATGGAAAGGTGGTATTACTTCTCTCAACCAACAAATAAGACATTGCATAGAATATAAAAACTGGGTAAGGACTATATTCAAAAGAGATGACTGGACTTGCAAATGTTGCAAGAAAAGAGGTGGAGATTTAGAAGTAGACCATTATCCTAAAATGTTTTATAAAATTATTTCTGATAATAAAATTAAAAATTACCAAGAAGCTATATTATGTGATGAACTGTGGGATTTAGATAATGGTAGAACATTATGTAAAAAATGCCACAATAAAACAAAGTCAAATTGAGTTTATAGTAACAATGTGTAAAACTGACCTGGACGATATATTCGTACAAGAATACAACGGACAAGATATGAACGACTATGCTAATGCTGCAACTCCGTCTATCTTTAAACAAGATACAGCTACTAATGCTGCTGTTCAAATGGAAATTATGAAAGGAACAGGCAAATGGGGTAACAGACAAGAAGAGCAAGATGTTCAATCTTCAACTCCTCGTTTTGATAACAAGGTAACTTACAGCATTAAGAATTTTGCTGATAGCGTAGATATTCCAAAGAATTTCTTTGATGATAATATGCACGGAGCATATTCAAGTGCTATCAAAGAATTTGCTGATATGGCTGGTGTTACTCGTGATAGTTTTGCAATGAACTTCTATGTAGATGGATTTGCAACAAACACAACTGCTGATAGTTCTTACATCTTTGCTAATGACCACACTACTTTAAGTGGTGCAACAGTTGATAATCTAGCAACAGCTGCTTTAGTTCCAACTTCTCTTAATGCTGCAATCGTAGCTTTAGGTGAACAAAAGAACCAAGCTGGTTTTGTTAGAGGTTCAATCGCAAAAACATTGTTAGTTCCTTTGACTAACTATAAGAACGCTGTTGAATTAACAGAAGCAATGCTTAGACCAAACACTGCTAACAATGAGCCAAATATGTTCTCTGCTAAGTATAACTTGCAAGTTGCAACTTCTCCTTATCTAGGTGCAACTGACTCTGGTGTATCTGGTGCAGATGCTTACTGGTATCTATTAGCAAACAACCACGGAATGACACGTTATGTACGTCAATCAGTTGAAACTGATTTGGTTGATTACAAATTCCAACGCAACAATGTTTACATCTATAAAGGTGAATTTAGAGAAATCATCGGATGTCCTGATTATGTTGGAACATACGGTTCAAATGGAACAACTTGATAACTAATTAATTTATTCTAAAAATTTATGATTACTAAGAAAAAACTCGTAATGAAAAATAGAATACTATTTAGTCTAGTTGGTTTATTGTGTATCGGTGGATTAGTAACTGGAGTTATGGCTTACAGTGGAACTGCTGGTGGTGTTGTTGAAAATGCAAATAATGTATATTTTAATACACCTGTAGAACCTATAGGTATGATTGGTGGAAGTTTAACTGCAGAACCCACTTACTTAACTTATTCAGATGATTATCAAAATGTTAATTCTCTTTATGAGTATGGTGATATTGAAATAGCTGGTACACAGTATAATACTGGTGCTATTCAGTTAGATGGTGATTTAACATCATCTGGTGATGCTCGTATTGATAGTCTTGTTCAAACAGGTGCTATTGCTACTTTTACAACTACATCAACTGCAACTGCAGCTAATGTGTGTGATAATCCTTTATGGACTGTTACTCCTGTGGCTGGCACTCCAACAATTACACTTCCTGCAACAACGACTTTATTTGCAGATTGTTTAACTACAAATGGAGATTCGCTTTTATTTAATGTCAAAACAATTACTACATCAACTATCCTTGCGGTAGGTGGTGGAGGTAATCTTGACTTAGATGCTACAGCAACAATTACAGCTGACAAATCAGCTAAGGTAACTATCATTCGTGATAGTGCTACAACTTATCTTATGCAAATAGATAATTATAATAGCTAAATAGTTTTTGATGAGTGAGAATTAATTTTCTCACTCTCAACAAGATTATTTATTTAATTAATAATATATGAAGAAATTATTGTTAGGGATAGCAGGATTACTTATAGCCCTAGCTGGGGGTTATCAAGCAACCAATATGATTGGTGCTGGTGTTTACACTGGCGAAAGAACAGTTATGAATGAAGTAGCAACTACAACAGTTGGTACAGAATTTTTAACTAATGATTATACAACTGTAATTTTTACAGTATCTAATACTTCTGCAAGTGGAACACATAAATTTGCTTGTTCAGACCAAGAAGACGTAGATTTTGCTACAGCAGCTTCTGCTACGAATAGGTGGGATTACATAGAAACAATCAATAGAGAAGATGGTTCTTCTTTTGACGGTGATACAGGTTGGGTAGCAACGAATAATTCAGAGGTTCGTAGTTTTAGAGCCAACATAGATGGTGCTTATTATTGTACTGCTATGTGGACTAGAACATCTGGTACATCATCAGTCTATATGCGTCCATACAATAACCAATAGTTTAAAATATAAATATAATATATGAAAAAAATACTCTCATTATTATCAGTCTTCGTTCTCATTCTAATAATGGGAGCAGGTTGTGATACAAACCCAGATGATGTCGGAAGAGCAACAGAAAACTCTGGCTTTAAAAAGAAAGACATAGCAGGAGTAATTACATCTCAAGCACAAGACGATATAGAAGTCGTTGATTTAAACAATGCTTCTTTATCAGTAGGTGAATTTACTGCAACTACTGGTACTATCGGAACTCTCAATGTAACCGTAGCAGGAGAAGTAAGTGATTATCTAACAGTAAACACTTCAACTCAATACAGTTCTTACGCTCTCACAGTAGATGGTGACGCATATATTTCTAATACGACTACTGTACAAGATTTAGTAGTAAATGGCTCATCTGATTTTGGAGTAATTACAGTTTCTTCAACAGTTATTGCTGGTGCTTGTAGTACATCTTCTCCTAACTTTACAGGATTAGATACTGATACTGGTTTTTGTATAGGAACAGACGAAATCGCAATAATAACTTCAAGTACAGCTAATATCTTTATTAACAATTTAGGTTATATGGGTATTGGTACAAGCAACCCACAAGTACCTTTGCATTTTGTAGATGGGGCAGGAGTAGTACCTACTCTTTTCGGTGGAGTACAATTCCTATTACAGAATAATACAGACTCCTATGATAATTCAAGAATGAATTTGTTATCTGGTGCGAATGGAGAAGGTATATTTAACTTTGGTGATACAAATGACTCTGATATTGGTGGTTTATCTTATAATCACGCTACTGATAGTTTTGGAATTAGAACAAATAATGTAAATAATAGAATAACTATTGCGAGTGATGGTAA